TGGTGAACTTAAACTCATGGAAGGTTCAGCAAAAATTATCTCCCTTATTGCTAGAGATGAGAACCAACACCTCGCCATCACCCAGAACATTCTAAATAAATGGAGATCAGGTGATGATCCTGCCATGGCTCAAATTGCCAGAGAGGAAGAAGAGTGGGTCTATGCCATGTTTGACAAGGCTGTCAATGAGGAAAAGAGGTGGGCAGACTACCTTTTCAAAGATGGCAGCATGATTGGATTGAATGATGCACTTTTGAAAAAGTATGTTGAGTGGGTTGCCAACAGAAGACTCAAAGCAATTGGTCTTAAACCACAATATGATGTTTCTGCCAAAAACAATCCATTACCTTGGACCCAGCACTGGATCTCTTCTAAGGGTCTTCAAGTGGCACCACAAGAGACAGAAGTTGAGTCTTATGTAGTTGGTGGTATTAAGCAAGATGTTAAAAAAGACACATTCTCTGGATTCCAACTCTAATGAAAGAACTGACAAAAGAGGATCAACAACTTTTGCGTTTTGGTCCTCAACCATATCTACCTCATGAAGTTATTAGGTACAATGAATTGAAAAAACTTGTCAAGCAAAAAAACAATTTACCAAAACAATAATGGCATACATTAAAAAACCAGGTCAATTAACTGGAAAAGACGTCTACTATACTGGTGGTCATCATTGGTCAGATGACATCAATGATAAGTTGGACATGTCTACATCAGATGCAAATGCTAAACTTGTTAATACTGATGGTAAGAATGGTGGTTGGACAGGAGCAGTTGTAGTTTCTTAAATTTCTATAAATAGGTGAAAGTTTTATGAAAGTGTGGCAAAAGCTGAAATCAGCTCTGACTATCCAAATCCCTGGACCTACCTGGACACTCCTTTTGATGGTAGCCTCATTGGGGACAATTACGGTTTTGTTTACTGTATTACCAACAGGATTACCGGAAAAAAGTACATTGGGAGGAAGTACTTTTGGCAAAAACGAAAGCCTAGATCTAACAATAAAACTACAAAACGGAGAAGAGTTACAACTGAAAGTAACTGGCGCAACTACTATGGTAGCAGTCCGGAACTTACAGAGGATGTTAGAAAGTATGGAAAAGAGTCCTTCTCAAGAAGAATACTATCATTACATGGATCCCCTGGTAAAGTAAATTTTGAGGAAACGAAACAACTCTTTGTCAATAATGTATTGACTGAGAGCTTGACAGATGGGACACCAGCATTTTATAATAGCAACATTCTGGGACGTTATTACAGGAAAGATTATTTTGATTTTAGCAACAATTCTGGCACTGACAGCAGTTGATTATGATCACCTAGCTAGAACTATTCAAGTTGAAGCAGCTAAGGGGACTATGGATGAATACTGTGTTGCAGTTTCAGTCCTGAATCGTGTTCGTTCCCCTTATTACCCCAATACAGTTGCTAGTGTAGTATATGCTCCTGGACAATATGAGGGTTTCACCAAATGGCGACCAGTTGCCAACTCTGCCATTGTAAATAGACTTAAGTCAGAGGAAGGAAAACAAAACCTTCTAAAGGCATATAGCATCATTGGTGATAGGACAGACTTCAAAGGTCAAAGTCAACTCAGACATAGGGTTGCTTCTGAAGATCCAATGTGTCATAATAAAGGAAATTTCTACCACTACCACTGGCAGACATGATTATTAGAAAGATTAAAGAAACTTTAGGTCAAGTCTTCCATTCTCCTGAAGCATCTGGAACATGGGAAGATAACATTGAGTGTTCCATTGATGAAGAGGTTGTGGAATGTGATGAAATGGATTCTCCACCATACACTGGTATTCCTGCTCCCATTCTGAATCCTGTGGATGAGTGGTTTGCATCTCCATATGGATGTCCTTCTGCTATCACTGAAAAACAACAAGATTATATGGAACGTGAAGTTGAAGCAAAGATGGAAGAGTCACTAAACACTAAGGAACCAGAGAATATTCATCAATTGATGTATGAGATGGCAACCAAGAGTGGTTCCACTACCCTTCATCTTGATCCCATTGGTGGATCAGAAAATTTTCAAGGTGGATCAGAAAATATTCAGAAGACCCCTTGACACAAACCAGCATATGCTTTATATTATAGAGGTGGTTGAGAGACCACTGCTGTGACTCCCTTCCTGGTTCAGGGTCAGAGGCGATAGGAACCAGGACTTGACTCAATAGCTCAGCTGGATAGAGCAACTGCCTTCTAAGCAGTCGGTCGTAGGTTCGAATCCTACTTGAGTCGTTGGAGAACTGATCATTCTCCATAGGGTATGCCAGAACAACAGATGTGGTCATGCACTCTGTAATGGTGAAGTAAGTCAGGGGTGGTGCCCGCTGTGGATGACACAGAACTCTAACCAAGAGGACTGAAAAGAACAAGATCACTATCTTACTAGTGAGACCATCTTGTTAAGGGTGAAAAGTAAATCCCTTTACCCACACACAACTGCCAATTTAGCTCAGTGGTAGAGCAGTGCTTTTGTAAAGCAAAGGTCATCAGTTCAAATCTGTTAATTGGCTCCGCGGATATAGTTCAGTGGTAGAACGTCAGCCTTCCAAGCTGAATGTCAGGGGTTCAAATCCCCTTATCCGCTTCCTCTTCTTTGAGGTATATGAAACCAGTAGAAATTCTTCTGCTCATATCAGAGTTGGAAGGTTCTTATCAACACACCAAGAAACTTGGTTTTGATGAAGACAGAGATGTCCTAAGAAAAATGTGTGATAAGTATTATAAACTGTATTTCAAACTTAAAAGAGAGGTCAATAATCCCTCATAGTTCAGTTGGTAGAACGGGTGACTGTTAATCACTATGTCCCTGGTTCGAGTCCAGGTGAGGGAGCCAGGGAGATTAGCTCAGCGGTAGAGCGCTTCCCTTACAAGGAAGATGTCACTGGTTCGATCCCAGTATCTCCCATGCCCATTAAGAGGTTAAATGCTTACAAATGATTACTGTCAGATGCAAAGAATGTGGAACAGAACTGACAAGCACTAGCAAGGTTCAGTTCTGTAAATGTCCCAATCAAATGAGAGTTGTGGACAATAAAGTTGGTGCTAATGACCTAGATAGGGTTGTTATGGTTACCAACAATCTAGAGAGAAAGATTGATAGTCATTTCTCAAGAAGTGAACTCCTCTATCAAGAGGAGAGACGTAGACGCAAAGTTCGTAAATTGGATTTTGATGTCAAATAACATGGAAGAGTGGTCGAGTGGTTTATGGCACTGGTCTTGAAAACCAGCGATGTGAAAGCATCCGTGGGTTCAAATCCCACCTCTTCCGTTTAATTTCACTAAATAATCTTTCTCAATGTCACATAGAATGGATGAAATTAAACCCAGTCACTATGTGACTGAAGAAAAATGTCAAGAATTAATTGACAAAGCTATTGACAAACACAATAAAACTGCTACAATTATTAGTGCAATTATTGGTAGCATCTTGCTATTTTTTTATGCTCATGGTGTTATCACAATTGTTGACAAGTAACGAGGAGTAGCTCAGTTTGGTAGAGCACTGCTTTTGGGAAGCAGGGGTCGCAGGTTCGAATCCTGTCTCCTCGATTCACATAATCTAATTTGTGATAAGATGATTTTAGTAAAAGGAAAAGTTAAAACAGTTCATCAATCTCCTGACATTGCAGAGGAGGTTGTAGTTGAATATCATGATAAAGTCACTGCTGGAAATGGTGAAAAAGAAGGATATCCAGCAGGTAAAGGATCATTATGTTGCCAGATTTCATCTATTCTTTTTGAGAAATTAGCAGATCTTGGTATTAAAAACCATTATATTAGGCAAGTGGGTCCTAATAATATGATTTGTAAGAAGGTAAGCATATTACCTCTTGAGGTCATTGTAAGAAATAGAGCAGCAGGTTCGTTGGTCAAGACCACTACTATTCAAGAAGGTCAACCAATTATACCTGCCATTGTGGAATTCTTTTTAAAGGATGATAACAAGCATGATCCTTTGCTTACAAGAGACAGAGTTAAATTAATGGGTATAGATCCCATGCCTCTTGTTGAACAAGCCCAAATGATTAATGAATATCTTCTCAACATCTTTAATCTTATTGGTTTTGATTTAATTGACTTTAAAGTTGAGTTTGGTATTGACTCTCATGGTGATCTTCTATTGGCAGATGAGATATCTCCAGATTCTATGAGACTTTGGAGTAAAAGTGATAACCAAAAATATGACAAAGACCTTTTTAGGAATGATGAAGGTGATCTGATACCTGCTTACTCAACCATTTTAAGTAAACTTCAGAAGTTTACAACACCATAATAAGGTGCTATACTTATCTCATACATAAATCAGATGAAATTTTACACAGTGGCACAATGGCAAGAAAACTGGGATGAACTCCTTGAAAGAGTTGAAAATGGAGAAACTATTGGAGTTGAAAATCCAGAAACAGGTGATAGGGCTATAATGGTTCCTGCATCTGATCTTCCAGACCAACTATATAAACAAGATAAAGAAAGTTAATGAAACTCTTTTTAGATACAGCAGATACTGAAGTAATTAGAAAGTATTTTAAGACAGGATTAATTGAAGGTGTTACAACAAATCCTTCTCTAATTAAAAAAAGTGGTAGAGATCCTGAGGAAGTCTATAAAGAAATAGATGAGATAGGTATAGAAGACATCAGCATGGAAGTCATGGGTGATGTAAATGACATGGTTAGTGAAGGCATTAGACTTGATGATAAGTTTGGTGATGTATGCACAGTCAAAGTACCATGTACAAGAGATGGACTACAAGCTTGCAGAGAACTTGCTGATAGAGGAATTTCTACTAATGTGACTCTTATATTCTGTGCTGCTCAAGCAATTCTCGCTGCTAAAGCAGGTGCAACTTATGTTTCACCTTTTGTTGGAAGACTTGATGATCAATCAGTTGCAGGTCTAGAGGTTGTTAGATCCATATCTGAGTTGTATAGAATACAAGGGATACAAACTCAGGTACTATCAGCATCAATTAGAAGTGTACAAAGGGTTGTAAGATCCTTTTATAATGGTGCTCATGTTTGCACCATGCCCCCTAAGATCTTTGATCAAATGTATGACCACATTCTCACTGATAAAGGAATGGAAATCTTTGAGAATGATTGGAAAACTGTTCAAGGGACTGTCGCCTAAAGGTAAAGGCCCTCTGCTTATAACGGAGTGATCTGGGTTCAAGTCCCAGCAGTCCTATTGGGGGTTTAGCAATCTGGTGAATGCACCAAACTCATAATTTGGCTAAGGTGAGTTCGATCCTCACAACCCCCATGGACACTATTATTGTTGTCCAATTGACTTTTTAAGTCAATGCTGTAGAATAACAAGGTAAACAAACAAGTCAAATGACTATCACAACCAAGTTCAAAAAAGACATTAACACTCTTCAGTCTGCTGTTGCAGGTGATTTCTTTCTTGATGTAAAGAACCCAAAACTTTACAAAAAAGTTCGTAAGTTTTATGAAAATTCAGGTGTTGTATTCTCTGGAGATCCTCTGGATGACTATGATATCCTTATTGATTATCTTGCAGAAGACCTCAATGAAAATCTTGTTTGAGCGCTTTCCATATAGGTATGTTGAAACAGGTGTGCTAGAAAATGGCAACCCTGATTTTCGTATCCAGAAAGCAGATAGTTACACTAAACGTTATCGTGACATGTATCTTCTAGACAATCAGATGCAACTTCTGACTGCTATTGATGATTTTGAGTATACCAAATGGTTAGATCCTGAAGGTGTGCCTTGTTATGTCAAAGACTCGGTAAGTCGCTAAACTAGCCCTGGTCGGGATGGGTTGACCCCTCCGCTGGTTTCTTACTTCCAGTCAAAAAGTAAGTGGCGTGCATGGACCTCAAAGAGCAAGGTGATTATCACCTTGCTCTTTTTTTCTATATAGTTATAGTGTTTAATTTTTTGGAAAATGGCAGCAAGAGGAAGTGCAGCTAAGTCTGCAAGTGGTGCAGCAATGTCTAAGTATGATGTAGAAGTTGAAGCAAGACTTAAAGCATTGGAAACTAAAGCAGAACAACCACCTGTAATTGGTGGTGCTACTTATGATAGAATGTCTGAACTTGAGAAAAGAGTAGAATTGCTTGAAAATATTCTCAAATATGTTGAACCAGGTTATGAAAACCTTGTCAAAAAATTTAGTTGATAGTATAATCTGAAGTAGTAATCTAAAATTTATGTCTGAATATAAGAAGACAGCACTGGTGCTTGGTGCTGGTGGTTTTATTGGAAGTCACATGGTCAAACGCCTGCGCTCAGAAGGATACTGGGTGCGTGGTGTGGACCTCAAGTATCCTGAGTTTTCTGAATCAGAAGCTAATGAATTTGTGCAGGGAGATCTGCGTGATGTAGACTTTGTTAAAAGAGTTATTGAATTCAAAGGATACTCTGGCAACTTTTATGCTAATGTTCCCTTTAAGTATATTCTTCCCTTTGATGAGATCTATCAGTTTGCTGCTGATATGGGTGGTGCTGGATATATTTTCACAGGTGAACATGATGCTGATGTGATGCATAACTCAGTATCAATCAATATTAATGTTCTTGAAGAACAAAAAAGAATGAATGAAAAAGTTGGTAATCGTACCAAAATTTTCTACAGTTCTTCTGCTTGCATGTATCCAGAGCATATTCAACTTGACCCTAATAACCCAGGATTGAAAGAAGATGATGCGTACCCAGCAAACCCAGACTCAGAATATGGATGGGAAAAACTTTTCTCTGAGCGCTTATACTTTGCGTATAATCGTAATTATGGCATTCCTGTTAGGGTTGCTAGATTTCATAACATATTTGGACCTGAAGGGACCTGGGATGGAGGAAAGGAGAAAGCTCCAGCTGCAATCTGCCGTAAAGTCGCTTACCTCCCGCAGCAGGGTGGATCTATCGAGGTGTGGGGAGATGGCTTACAGACTCGTTCCTTCCTGTTCGTTGATGAATGCGTTGAAGCAGTTAGAAGATTGATGGACAGTGACTTTATGGGTCCTGTGAATGTTGGTTCTGAAGAGATGGTTACTATTAATCAACTAGTGGACACTGCTGCTAGAGTTGCCAATAAGGAAGTCAATAAGATTCATATTGATGGTCCTACAGGTGTGCGTGGACGTAACTCAAATAATGATTTGATTCGTGAAAAACTTGGATGGGATTACTCACAAACACTTGAAGATGGAATCAAAAAGACCTATGATTGGATCCTGTCCCAAATCAATTCATGAAAAAGGCATTTATAACTGGAGTTACAGGTCAGGATGGATCCTACCTGGCAGAGTTTCTGCTGAGTAAGGGTTACAGGGTATGTGGTATTAAGAGGAGAAGTTCCTCTTTCAATACTACAAGAATTGATGAGGTATTTGAATCTAATAAAAATTTTGAATTATACTATGGAGATCTTACAGATTCTACAAATCTCATTAGTTTAATTCAAAACATTCAACCTGATGAGATTTATAATCTTGGAGCACAAAGTCATGTAAAAGTTTCATTTGAAACTCCAGAGTACACTGCAAATAGTGATGCAATGGGAACTCTTCGTATTTTGGAAGCAATACGCATCCTAAAGATGGAAAATTCTGTCAAGTTTTACCAAGCATCTACTTCTGAGATGTTTGGTAAAGTCCAAGAAATTCCACAAACTGAAACAACTCCTTTTTATCCAAGATCACCTTATGGTGTAGCAAAACTATATGCTCATTGGATTACAAAAAACTACAGAGAAGCATATGATATTCATGCTAGTTCTGGAATTTTGTTCAACCATGAAAGTCCTAGGAGAGGTGAGACTTTTGTGACTAAAAAAATCACAATGGGACTGAGTAAAATTAGAGATGGCAAAAGTGATTGTCTACTTCTTGGAAATCTAGATGCCAAAAGAGATTGGGGACATGCTAGAGATTATGTTGAAGCAATGTGGTTGATGTTACAGCAAGATGAACCAGATGATTATGTTATTGCTACTGGTGAGCAATACTCAGTTAGAGATTTTGTAGAAGAATCAGCACCTTATTTTGGTTTTGATGTTGAGTGGGTGGGTCAAGGATTGGATGAAGTAGGTGTTGATAAAAACACTGGAAGAACAATTGTTAGAATAGATGATAAATATTTCAGACCTACTGAGGTTGAAACTTTATTAGGTGATGCCACTAAGGCAAAAGAAAAACTAGGTTGGGAACCTAAGATTTCTTTTAAACAATTAGTTGAGGAAATGTGCATTCATGAATAGTACCAGTCGTGTGTATGTTGCTGGTAATACAGGATTAGTAGGATCAGCATTAGTTCGTATGCTCCATAGAAAGGGGTATACCAATATTCTCTCCTCCCCATCTTCTCATTGGGATTTGCGTAGGCAAGAGGATGTTGAGAGATTTTTTAAATTGAATGAACCAGAGTATGTCTATCTTGCTGCTGCAAAGGTAGGTGGTATTGGTGCTAATAAAGATTATCCTGCACATTTCATTTATGATAATTTGATGATTCAATCAAATATCATTCATGCTGCAAGAAAGTTTGGTGTTAAAAAACTCTTGTTCCTTGGGTCCTCCTGCATCTATCCAAAGATGTGTGAGCAACCAATCAAAGAAGAGTATCTTTTGACAGGTCCCTTAGAACCCACTAATGATGCATACGCCATTGCTAAGATTGCTGGCATCAAGATGTGTCAGGCATATCGTAAGCAGTATGGATTCAATGCAATTTCATTGATGCCTACTAATTTGTATGGACCTAATGATAATTTTGATTTAGAAAGTTCTCATGTGCTTCCTGCACTGATTCGCAAATTGGATGCTGGTAAAAATAGTATTGGACATGATCTTGGTGGTTCTTTTCACCATCCTGTGGAACTGTGGGGTGATGGATCTGCAATGAGAGAGTTTTTGCATGTTGATGATCTTGCTGATGCCTGCTTTACTGCTATGCTAAAGTATGATGAACCAGAACCAATTAATGTTGGAACTGGTGAAGATGTAACCATTAAAGAACTTGCACAAACAATTGCTAATGTTGTTGGTTTTAATGGTGAATTTCGTTGGGATACCACTAAACCCAATGGTACACCTAGAAAAGTTCTTGATGTTAGTAAAATTAAATCTCTTGGTTGGAAACCAAAAATTGAATTAAGAGATGGAATTAAAAATACTTATAATTGGTATAAAGAAATCTTAATGGAGAAAGTATAATGGAATTAAGTGTAGTTTTGGGTGGAAGAGATGACAACTATGGTGAGAATTTTATTGAAAGACTGAAACAAGCAGTTGAGTATAATTTAAAAATTCTTGACAAGTCTGGAATTGATTATGAAATGATTGTTGTTGACTTTAATCCAGTCAATGAACAATACCTTTACGTTAATCCATTGATGGAGGATGCTCTCAAACACCCAAGGGTTAAAAATTTAATTGTAGATCAATCTGTGTTGGTTGCTGAAGATCTGACACCAAGCACTTATTATGAGTATTTTGCTAAAAATGCTGGATGTAGGATTTCAACAGGAGAGATGATCTTCATCACTAATTCTGACATCATGATGACAGATGAATTAATTGATGAGATCAAGAAGGAAATTGTAAATGAAGAAAGAGATAATCATTTTTACAGAGTAAGATATCGTGGAGACGTTTCATTGGGTGATTACCCATCTGATGAACCAAAAATTATTCCTACAGGACTGCATTTGACAGGTCCACTGAATGGTTGGGGTGATCCAGAACAAGTTCTTGATCTCTATGAGAATTTGAAGCAGCAAGGGTATTTGGAGCAAGATCCTGTGCTTGGATTGTGGTCTGGAGATGCCTCAATGTTCTCAAGAGATGCCTTCTTCAATGTAGCTACTGCATATAATGAGGGTGATTTTAGTCATAGGACAAATAAAAATCAATCAAATATGGATTCTGAAATTCTTTGGAATCTTAAACATAAAGGAAAAACCTTAAAGATGATTCCTGCTCCTTACTATCACATCTATCATGGTCATCCCATTCCAAGAGATGATAGTTATAGCAAATCAAGTTATACTAATAAATCAGATTGGGGATTTGTGAAATATAATAAGCAAAAAATTAATGACAACACTGAAATTCTTGTCAATGGAGAAATAGAATGGAATTGAAAAAGTTTATTGTCACTACAACCATTAATAGTCCAACTTTAGCAACCAGAAAGTTTGCTGCAATGAAGGACTGGACTCTCATTGTTGTGGGTGATACTAAAACTCCACATTTGGAGTATGAAGAATTGGATTGCATTTACCTCTCTCCAGAAATTCAACAAACCATTGATAGTGATTTGTCTGATTCAATTGGATGGAAGAGTATTCAAAGAAGAAATATTGGATTTCTCTATGCATATAATATGGGAGCAGACATTGTTGCCACAGTTGATGATGACAATATTCCCTATGATGATTGGGGTAAAAATCTTTTAGTTGGTCAGACAATTGAGTGTGACTTGTATGAACCATCTCAGAATGTATTTGACCCATTATCTGTAACAAAGTAAAGCGTAAGGTATTAGTTCAGGCAGATCTATGGGATGGTGATCCTGATATTGATGCTATGGCTAGACTTACCATGAAACCTATAGTAAAATATGATGTAGAGAAACCATATTGCTCAAACAAGATCGCACCATTTAATAGTCAGAATACTTTCTTAGCAAGGGAAGTATTGCCATACTATGCTGTCCTTCCTCATGTGGGAAGAATGGATGATATTTGGGGGTCATATATTCTGCAATATTATTTCCCTAACTCAGTGATCTATAATAAAGCATCTGTTTATCAGGACAGAAATGTACAAGATTTGGTGACCAATCTTGAAAAGGAAGTAATTGGTTATCGTAATACTTACAATTTCATCAATAATCTTCAAAAGTATATGGATAATCTTCCTGAAGATGCAAGACACTTCTATAAAACTTACATGAAAGCATACAAGTGAAAAATTTAGCAATTGGGTTTTCATCCTTCAGACCTAAACAATATTCTGAAGAGGTATGTGATTTTAGGGAGAGAGAGTATTTTGTTTGTATTAGACAGATACTAAAGATTTTGCCACAGTCATTTGACTTTATTCTATGTGAGAATACTGTTGACTTTGATTCAGAAATTAACAACGATGATTTGAGAAATCTAATTAAGGATGTTAATTTATGTGCTATGGGGAGTGAATCAAACATTGGTTCTAATAATAAAGGAGTTGGTGAATTATCACAACTTAAAGCAGCACTTGAGGAAGTCAATCCATCTGACTATGAAAATATCTCATATGTTACAACAAGGGGTATTTTAACTTGTCCATATGTATTTGAGAAGACAGAGAGACTTGAAAAGCAAGCTTTGCTTGGAAATCCAGATTTTATTTGGATGGATGGAAGAGTTGCTCCAGCAACTTCTAATCTTTTTAATGATCAATTCTTTTCCATGAAATCAAATGTCATGGTTGATTTTTCCAATTTTAGTTTCAATAGATTTGATTATCTCATCAATAATCATATTGGTTCTGAATATAATCTCTATGATTTTGTTGTTCAAAATAACATTGATTATGAAGAACTAAATTATCTTGGTAGAATTCGCAATGACTGGAGTGCTAATGGTGTTCCATTTGATGGTAATAATTTTCATTTTTGTTAGAGGTAACTATGATTGAAGGATGGAGTAATTTAGATAAGGATGAGACTAGTTTTCCTTATGCTGACATTTGCAATGAAGCAGTGTCTGATGATGAAGTATTTGATAAATTTAAAAAAGATCCAAGGTACATTGCTATTCTTGAGCATGTATCTCCAGAGCAAGGATTGAAATACATTGAAGGGATTCAACAGTATGAATTAGATCAAGATCTCATTGAGACATTCAAAGAAAATGATTTGTATGGTGGATCATCAAAAGTGGGATATGATTTACCATTTGGTCTTATTTCACCATCCACACTAAGATACATCCAAAATGCATTGGATATTTCACATTTCTATGGTGAGGGAGAACTTAGTAAAATTGTTGAGATTGGTGGTGGATATGGTGGACTTTGTAAAACCATCAGTTGCCTTTGTGATTTTGAAGAGTATCACATCTATGACATTGAACCAGCATCAAAATTACAAGAAAAATATCTCTCTAAGTTTGACATTACTGGAAAAACAATTCATCATTCAACCATTGAGAAGTTAGAGGACATTGATCTAGTTGTTAGTAACTATGCATATTCTGAATTAAATGAGGAATTGCAATCCCTTTACTATGAAAATATTATTTCTAATGCCAAAAAAGTCTACATGATTCTGAATAGAGGACAAGTAAGCAGACAAGTTTTTCTTGACAGAGCAGAGAAGGATTTTGATATCAATGTTGAAAAAGTTCTTGACTTTTGGCCACCAAACGGTTATCTTTACTATACAACAATGACAAGAAAATGAAAATCAGAGAAAAGGTTTTACCAGTTCTTCAACCTGTTGGTGGTGATGAAGAGATTAAAAACTTGTCTGAATCTATTCTCAATGGATGGTGGGGAAAAGGTCCAAAAGTTGCTGAATTTGAAAAACAATTCGCAAAGATGGTTGGTGCAAAGTATGCTGTTGCAGTGACCAGCAATACTGCTGGTCAAGATCTTGTTATTAAAGCACTTGGTCTTAAAGGGTGTGACATCATTAGTCCAACCATGTCTTTTATGACCACTGCTGTGGTCCCCTTGTGGAATGATTGCACATCTACAATTGTAGATGTTTTGGATGATACCTTGTGTATTGATCCAGAGGATGTTCGTAGAAAATTAAAACCAGACACAAAAGCAATTATTGCAGTCAATCTTGCAGGAGTCCCTGCACCCATTGATGAAATTCGTAAATTCTATGATGGATTTATTTTGGAAGATTGTGCTCACAGTTGTTACACACCTGGAGCAGGATCAAAGGGTGATGCTGCTGTATGGTCCTTCCAGGCAGTTAAAACAATGCCTTGTGGTGATGGAGGTATGATCACTACCAATGACAAAGAACTCTATGAGAAGCTTGTGCCTATGACCTGGATGGGAATCACAAGCACTTTTTCACGCACAAATGGTTTGGGTGGAACTCCTGGATACTCTTGGGACTATGATGTTGATACTTTAGGATATAAATGTTATATGATAGATCTTCAAGCAGCAATTGCACTAGAGCAAATGAAAAAGTTACCAAAACACCTTGAGTGGAGAAGGCACATTCAAAAGTGTTACAATGAAGGATTATCTGGTTTGATTAGGACTCCTGCATGGTCTGAAACAGTTCAGCACTATGGTGCACGTGTTCCCTCTATGGAACGTAATGAATTGATTAATTATCTTGCTGATAAAAAAATTCATACTAGTGTTCATTACAAACCACTTCACAAACACAAAATTGTAAATCAAAATCGTGAATATGATGTTGCTGATAAAGAGTGGAAAAAATTGATTAGTCTTCCATGTCATCCAGGCATGACACAGGAGGATATTGATTATGTGATCTATTGGATTAAACAATATTATCATGAGAAATCAATCACATCATATGATGGTAAAACCACCATCTATCATGGCACTATAGTAGTAGAGGACTAACATGTATTTGGATTTATATAAAATTGATGGGACTCAAAACAATGATACTAATCCATGTTTTGGGAATCCTGACACCTACCCTCAGTTTCAAGAAAAATTAGAAGATTTTAAATCACTTCTGATTGACTTAGTGAAGAACAATGAATCAAAAACTTTTTATAAGTTTGGTGATGGTGACTTCTTTTTCCTAACAGGACAATCAGTTGGAAGCGCTACTCCTGGACGTAGAGCTTTGAGTAAACATTTTACTCAGATAGATCACCTTGCATTTAAGACAGGTGCTCAAAGATGTGATTATTACACATGTGAAATATATCCTGAAAATAGAATTAAATTTAGGCAAGTCATTCGTAGAGAAATTGACTTTCCTGCTGAGTTTGGGTATGGATTAGTCATTAACAAATGGTTGATGAAAACATTTGCTGGAAAGATTGGTCTAATTGGTGCTGATGTCAAACTTAATATTATTAAAAATTTAATGGAAGCACCACAGTATCAGGAGTATCTTGGTCTAGAGCAATTTGAAGATTATATTTCTCTACCACAGAAGTTTGCATGTGATGATTTAGATGCAACTGAAAAAATGGTTGGAGAGCAACTTAAGAATTCAACTTCTAAGATCTTCCTCATGGGAATGGGTCATGTTAAATCTGGTCTTATACATAGATTGAAGAAATACACAGACGCTGTATTCCTTGATGTTGGTGCTTCAATTGATGCTCTTGCAGGTATTATTGATATTGATCGCCCATATGCTGGAGATTGGACTAATTTCCAGATTGATGAACCAAAATTATATGAAAACGTAGATTATCTTGCTTATCAAGGAAAAGGTAATCATATTCTCCTAGAAAGAAATCAGTAAATGAAACACTCCATTGAAGTAACAACAAAAGTAGGATGTTCAAATGTCTGTGAGTATTGTCCACAGTCAACTCTTATTAAAAGATATAGAGAAAGAGTTGGAACTGATAAAGATACCATGATGACGTTAGATACATTTAAAAAATGTATCAGCACAATTCCAACAGACATTGGTTTTAATTTTACTGGTTATGTTGAACCATTTTTAAATCCTGAATGTGCAGACATGATCATTCATGCCTTTAAGAAAGGGCATGAACTTCTTTTGAATACAACTTTGATGGGTATGTCCATTGAGGATTGGGATAAGATGCATGATGCAGGTGTATTTTTTAGACATGGAGTGCATGTCCATTTGGCATCAGCAACATATTTTGAAATGATTGGTGTCAAGACACCACAAAAGTATTTTACTCATACTGATGGTAAACAATACTTGGAGTTGGATGATGATTATTATGAAAAGATCAATCATGTATTGTCTAGACCATTCAATTATTGGACAAAGTTCCATTGTCATGGAGATCTACACCCACTGCTTGAGAATATCAAACAAGTTACAGAATTGGATGTAAGAGGAATTAATAGTAGGGCTATGAATCTTCTGTTGGAGAAGACAGAGAAAGTACCTCCAGAAATTAACATTAGAGGAAGGTGTCCTAGAGTTTATCAGAATGTTCTTCTTCCTGATGGATCACTTGCATTGTGTTGTCAAGACTATGGTCTTGATGATTTGGTGGGTAACTTAGTAGATAACACTTGGGAGGAGTTTGAGAACTCTAAGAGAGCTATTGATGTTAGAGAGAATGGTGCAGACCTCTGTGACTATTGTGAGGAGGGTATTGACTACCTTGAGAGAGGTGAGGAGTGGAGAAGACCACAGAGGGTTAGTTGATGAAGAAAATATTAATTGGTTATAAAGGAATCTTTCTTTTACCAAGACTTCTGTCTGAGGGTATTACAGAGAGTTTCCTTAATGATGTAAAAGACATCATGGACAATCATAAAGAAATGATCTATAATCATTTTAGTGATTGTCATGTGGATTTTATTTTTAGTTCATATGAAAATGAAGAACTGGAAAAATTTTACACCAATCACCTTAAACCCATTTCTTACAGTCACATACCATCATCAAATTGCTCAACTTCTGTAACTTGGAACCCACAACTTTTACATCACAAAAACTTGATTTCAAAGATCAAAGAGCAAGATGATTATGATTTATTCATAATCACTAGACCAGATATTAAGTTTTTAAGAAATTTTGACACATTTAATGTCAATGAATCAAAATTTAATATTGTGATGGAACATAATGGGCATACAAAAAACTGTGATGATAATTTTTGGGTGTTTCCAAAGGAGCATTTGCAGTCTTACGAAAGTTGTATAGATAGCATGATTGGTCAAGGAAAGACCACACATGAAATTAATCATGAATTGAATAGATTGAATGTGCCAATTAATTATCTTACAGAGTTTTTATATACCATGGAGATGGGACAAGATATATTTTCAACTTACAAATATAAGTGGGAAAAATTTGTATGGACAAAAGAAAACCCACCCACTGCACCATGGGGTATAATTTCTGATGAGTGAACTAGTAGAAAAACCATGGGGTTCTTACACAAACCTGATGGATGAACCTTACACAAAGGTAAAAAAAATTGTAATTAAACCTGGACAAGCTCCTAGTTATCAATATCACTTTAAGAGAAGTGAGATTTGGGTGGTTGTTCAAGGGATTGGAAAATGTAAAATTGATGATGAGGTGACCACTCATGAAGCAGGTGATGTGATTTATATTTTAAAAGAACAGAAACATCAATTCACTAATGTTGGAAAAAGTGATTTGATATTTGTTGAGATTCAACTTGGAGACTACTTTGGAGAGGATGACATTGTGAGGTTAGAAGATAAGTATGGCAGAGTATAAGGTATTACTTACCACTAGTGGTATTGGATCTAGATTAGGCAACCTTACAAAATTCACAAATAAAAGTTTAGTACGTATTGGTGATAAACCTGCAATTTCACACATCATTGATTCCTATCCTGATGATGTTGAATTCGTAGTTACTCTTGGACATCATGGTTCACATGTAAAGCAGTATCTTACACTTGCCCATCCTGAAAGAAAGATACAATTTGTAGAGGTTGACAACTATGTGGGTGAGGGGAGCAGTCTCCTTTACTCAATTTCTTTGTGCGAGAAGCACTTACATTGTCCCTTTATCTTTCATGCATGTGATACTATTTTACCAAAAAATTACACTGAATCATTTGAATTTAATTCAAACTGGTCTATAGGTGGCAGTGGAGAGAATAGTCAGGCATATAGAACTATCAATTGTGTGAATGGTAAGATTGCCTCTATCAATGAAAAAGGTGAACAAAATTTTGATTTTGTTTATGTTGGGGTTTCTGGATTCAAAGATTATGAGGAATTTTGGAGTACTTGTAATCAAATTTTATCTGCTGTCAAGACAAGTGAATTAAGTGATTGTCATGTCATCAGAAAAATGTCTGACTTCTCAGTCATTGAGATTAATGATTGGTTTGATATTGGCAACATTGATTCACTAAAGAAAACAAGATCAAAAATCAAAGGGACCATTAATGTTCTTGATAAAGAGGATGAGAACATTTTTGTTATTGGTGATCATGTTATAAAATTTTTCTACAATAAAAAGATTTGCTCTGATAGAATCTCAAGAACTAAAAATCTGTCAGGATTAGTTCCTGATTTAGTCTCAAGTTCAGAAAATTTTTACAAATATAAATTTGTAAAGGCAGATTTGCTTGCGGACACTGTAAACATTACACAGTTTATCAACCTTCTTCAATGGGCAGATAAAAAACTTTGGGTTCCTAAAAAAGATGAATCATTCAAAGAGAATGCTATGTCTTTTTACAAAGAGAAAACTTTAAAAAGAATTTCAAAATTTCTAGATAAGTATAATCTTGAAGATGATTCAGATATTATAAATGGAATCCAGGTTCCTCCATTGAGAGAGATGGTAGAACAAATTGATTTTGATAACTTGATTGGATCTAAACCAACTGGATTTCATGGAGACTTTATCTTAGACAACATTCTTATCAATGATGAAGGATTTACTTTAATTGATTGGAGACAAGATTTTAATGGTAGTATAGATGCTGGAGATATGAACTATGATATTGCTAAATTGAATCATAATCTAACTCTTAACCATCAAGTCCTCTCTGACAATCTTTTTACAATTAATTCTAAAGATGAAATTACTTGTGATGTTTATGTGAAAAAATCTCATTTAGATTGTAAAGAGTACCTTAAAACTTACTGTGAGTTTAGAGGTATTTCATATGATGATATTCAGATATTGACATCCCTTATTTGGATAAACATGTCTCCATTACATGAACATCCTCTTGATATGTTCTTATATTATTTTGGTAAGCATAATTTATTCTTGAATCTCTGATGAATTTTCCCAAATATTATATTGGTCCAATGAGTAAAAATGTTGTTGATTGTGTCATTGATCACAGCAAACAGAATCCCATTGGTCTTATTCCATCAAGGAGGCAAGTTGATTGGTGTGGTGGATATGTAAATGGATGGAATACTGAGTCATTCACTGAGTATGTAAGAGAGAGGAGTGACTCAGTATTGCTGTGTAGAGATCATGGGGGAGAGAATCAAGGTCTTGAGAAAGATGATGGACTGGAATCATTCATTAGAGATAATCAAAATTTTAATTTGATACATGTAGATCCTTTTAGAGTATCTAACAATATGTTGGATGCTGCTAAACGCACAACAACAATCATTCAAAGTCTTTATGAATCAAATAAGGATACAATGTATGAGGTTGGCACAGAAGAAGCTATCTATAAGTATCAACCTGATGAACTTAGATGGTTTCTTGAATATTTAAAGTTGGGTTTGGGTGATGCTTTTGATCAAATCAAATATGCAGTAGTTCAATCTGGCACAGGACTTGATTTATCTACTAGAACCAACACAGGAAACTTCAGTAAAAGAAGATTGAAAAATTTCATCAAGGTGGTGAAAAAATATGGTCTTATGAGTAAGGAACATAATGGAGATTACCTTACAGATTCCTTTGATGTTGAATTGAGATTTGAATATGGTTTAGATGCTATCAACATAGCACCAGAATTTGGACAGATTGAGTCTGAGTTTTACTTGGATGAGTGTAGGAAAAATGAGGAATTATTTGAAGAACTTTATCAACTATGTTATACTTCCAACAAGTGGAGAAAGTGGATTAAAGATGAAAAAAGGGTATCTAAGAGTCAAATAATTATGACTTGTTGCCATTACATTCTCTCTAATCAAGAATTTAAAGATAAAATTGCATCTAATTTTCCACATTCAAAATCAAGTATTAAAAGTAGAATTAATTCAAAACTTAAATTATTAAATGAGCAAACCAAAAACTATTGCTTTTGACTTAGATGATGTAATCTGTTCTCGTCCTGAGGGTATTGAGCATTTTGGAATTAACAAATATGATTTTTGTGTTCCTGATAAAAATATAGTAGAACTTGTTAATAAACTCTATGCTGATGGCAATACTATTGTGATCTATACTGCAAGAGGTATGTCACAGTGTGAGGGAAATATTGACAAGGTTTATGAACTCTTATATGATAAGACTATAAACTGTCTTAAAAATTGGAATGTTAAATATCACAAGTTGGTGATGGGAAAGATTCATTATGATGTCTTAATTGATGATAAAGCTATTAATTCAGTTGGAGTTACAAAAGAAAGTATTATTTCATTCTTACAATCATGAATCTATATGTTTATCTGCAGGGTGGTTTGGGGAACCAAATGTTCCAATATGCAGCAGGTCTATCAGCACTCAAGGAATATCCACAGTTTACTAAACTGTGTATAGATACTTCTTTTTATACAGGTCAAGATAGAAAAGTTATTGTAAATGGATTAACTGGACGTGGTTATGATTTAGATCTTCTTAATATCAAATACACCACTGAGGATGCACCAGAAGGTGCCACCATGCTTCAAGGATGGTTTCAAAATCTTAAGGAGTTTGAAAATGTTATTGATGAAGTAAAGGATCAATTTCAATTTGTTGTTGATTTTTCTGAGGAAACAAAAAAGGTAAGAGATAAAATTCTTGCAGAAGAAGAATCAATTGCAATACATGTCAGGAGAGGTGATTATATTACAAATCCCACCGCTGCAGCACATCATGGTGTGTTGGAAAAAGAATTTTATGATAAAGCAATTGAATTGATGGAGGAGAAGTATTCAAATCCACATTATTTTGTTTTCTCTGAGGATCATGAGTGGTGTAAAGAGAATATCATAACAGATAATAAAATTACATTTGTTGGATCTGAGTGTAATGATGTCAAAGACAGTGGACATCTTTACCTTATGACTCAATGTAAAAATCATATTATTGCCAATTCATCATATTCTTGGTGGGGTGCTTTTCTTGGAGATAGTAAATACACTATTGGACCAGAGAGATGGAATAGAGATCAATCTGGATCAGAAGTAATGTTAGAGGAGTGGGTAAAGATATGATTAATTTGTGGTATGAGGAGTCTTATTGGAGTCACACTGGTGGTAGATTAAGTGGACCAGAGAAAGTTGTTCAGAATACCATTGCATCTTTAGAGCAAGAAAATATTGACTTTGCTATTAACAAAGATGTGCATAAGTATAATTTTTTGATGCAATATCAACATGATGAAGCATTCAGAAAGCATGAAAAATTAGAACATGATACTTGCATCATAGGACCTCAAGTCTGGTTCTTTGAGAATAATCCCTATGGAAGATTTTTGATTGATAATCCTCAATATTATAAAAAAGTAGTTGCTCCATCTGAATGGGTTCAGAATAAGTTTGTCAACAAACTCCACATACCAGCAGAGAAAACTTGTATTTGGCCTGTAGGTATTGAAGATCTTAAGAGATATGATAATGATGCAGGAGATCTTGATTGTTTGATTTATTTTAAATCTAGACCAATTGAGCAACTTGATTATGTTAAAAAATTCCTTGACTCAAAAGATATTAAATATGCTGTCACTCAATATGGCAATTATTCAGAGGAAGAATTTAGAAAACTTGTAGGATCTGTCAAATTTTGCTTTATCATTGACAATACTGAAAGTCAAGGAATTGCCATTCAAGAAATGATGTCAATGAATACACCTCTTTTAGTTTGGGATGTGAGTGAGTGGGACTATATGGGAGAAGATTATAGAGTTCCTGCTACATCAGTCCCATATTGGTCTGATGATTGTGGTGAGAAATTTAAAGATGCCATTGAATTGGAGTATGCTTTTGACAGATTTTATTCTAACCTAGATAGATATGCCTCAAGAAAAGTATATGAGTCTGAATTTTCATATGCTGCCTCTGTCAAAAAATTATTGGACATTTTTGAAAAATGAAAATCTGTATCTTAACTATTGCAACCAACAAATATCTTCAATTTGTTGAAAAATTATATGAGGATATTTCTGAAAAGTTTTGTCCTGGTGCAGAGATCAATTGTCTTCTTTTTACTGACCACGAGATTGAGGAAACTGGGGATAAGGTAAAGGTGCATTACATTGACCATGAACCTTGGCCAATGCCTACTTTGAAACGTTACAATTACTTTGTAAAGGAGAAAGACTTTATTCTAGAACATGATTACTGCTTCTATTTTGATGCTGATATGAGGATTGATAATGTTGTAGAATCAGAAGAGGTTTGTGGTGATCTGGTAGCTACAAGGCATGGTTATCAATCACTACATGATCCATCTCAACAGTCATTTGACAGAAATCCCAAGTCACTTGCACATGTTCCTTTTGATCAAAAAACTGTCACTTACTATGCAGGGGGATTTAATGGTGGTAAAACTGAAAAATTTATTGAGATGGCAGAAGTAATTGCTGACAGAGTAGATAAAGATCTTTCAAATGATGTGGTTGCCTTATGGCATGATGAAAGTCATATGAATAGGTATCTAATTGATAATCCACCCACCCTTGATTTAGATCCTACATACTGTTATGCTGAGGAATTTATTGGAACAAATTATCCATTCAAACCTGGAAAAATTATTGCTTTGAAGAAAAATCACAATGAACTTAGATCTTAGAGAAATTCCTGTTGTTTATATCAACCTAGATAGAGACACTGAAAAGAGGGAAAGGATTGAAAAAGTCCTTAGTGATCTTGAATTTAAAACAACCATTAGGTGTCCTGGAGTGGTTCATGAGGGGGGACCTAAAGCTGGGTGTGCTCTCGCTCAATATAATGCACTGAGAGAGATTGATCCACCATTTATCATTCTTGAGGATGATGCCACACCATGCAACTTCAATCCTGAGATAGAAATACCAGATGATTCTGATGCATTCTATCTTGGGATTTCATCATGGGGTAGAATGAATGGTCACTCTGGACCCTTTGTTCAATATGAGGAAGATGTTGACGGTGAACTAATTAGAGTATATAATATGCTAGGCACGCACGCTATTTTATATCTTAAAGAAGAATATATTTCTGTGTGCAAGAAGATAGCATACTCTCAACATTTGTTGAATGAGCATGTTGATATTGGATTTACAGATGTCCAAAAATATTATAATGTCTATGCCTTCAACCAACCATTGTTCTATCAAACTAGTTCAAATGGAACAAATCAAAAACTGACATCATACCCAACAGGTGAATGTTTGTCTTATCAAGAACCATATTGGCTTCCTTTGCATCTCATTAAATGACAAAATCATTAGTTACTGGAGGATGTGGATTTATTGGATCTCATCTAGTGGATAGACTAGTAAAACTAGGACATGAAGTTTTAGTTTTAGATAGAGTTCAACACCACAAACCCAATCCAAAAGCAACATACTATCTTCAAGATTTATCTGAAAACTATTCAAAGTTTATTCACTTATTTGAGAGTGTAGATAATGTCTTTCATTTGGCATCTGATGTCTCTATCCCTTACTGTGTAGAGAAACCAAATGAAAGTATGGCAAACAATGTTTTGTCTACAATGAATGTACTTGAGTGTTCAAAAATTCATAATGTAGATAGATTTGTATTCTCATCAACATCTGCTGTCTATGGAAACTCTATGTTCATGCCAAGTGTAGAGACAAATAGAACTGATTGTTTAAATACATATTCAATTTCAAAATTCACTGGTGAACAATTGTGTACAATGTATTATAAACTTTATGGTCTCAAAACTGTAATGTTTAGATACTTCAATGTATTTGGTGAAGGGCAGCATAAGACTGGACAATATGCTCCTGTCATGTCTATCTTTGCAAGACAATTAAAGAACAAAGAACCACTTACGGTTGTGGAACCTGGTTATCAAACTAGAGACTTTGTGCATGTGTCTGATGTAGTATATGCTAATATTCTTGCCACACAAAGGGATCTAGAGAAGTATGGTGAGGTATTTAATATTGGGACAGGAGAGGGCACTGAAATTCAAACAATTGCTGATATCATTTCTGACTATCAAACCACAATTCCTCAGAGACAGGGGGAAGTGATGCACTCTAGAGCAGGTATAGACAAGGTTAAAAAATTATTGGGTTGGAAACCTAGTGTAGATGTAATTAAATGGGTAAGAAGTAACTATGATTGGCTTTAATAACCTAGGAAGATTGGGTCAACTGGGAAATCAAATGTTTCAGTTTGCTGTTACTAAAGCAGTTGCAAGAAATCAAGGAATAACATTTAGGGTTCCTAATCATAAAGAAGTCATGACAGATATTCTTGGTAATAAACTGAGAATTGAATTGTTTGATTGTTTTGATTTGGATTGTCTTAACTATGGGATGATGAATCCTGAAAATTGTTCTGTCTACCAAGAAAAAGGGTATGAATTTGATTCCAATGTTCTCTTTATTGACAGGCAAAAAGACTGGATTTTAAATGGATTCTTTCAATCTGAAAAATATTTTAAAAACATTGAAAGTGAGATTAGAAAAGATTTTACTTTTAAAAAAGAAATCATTAATGAATGTAGTGATATTGTTGAGGACATCTATGATGATCCAATTGCCCTACACATTCGTAGAGGTGACTTCTTAATCAATTCTGGCAATCATCATAATCTAAGTCTTGATTATTACAAAGAGAATTTGAAAAAATTTGATGACAAACGTCAAGTAATTGTTTTTAGTGATGATGCTGGGTGGTGTATGGATCAAGACTTATTTCATGATGATAGGTTTATTGTCTCTGCTGGCAATGGTCCCTACCATGACTTGTATCTCATGAGTCAATGTAAAGATTTCATTATTGCTAACTCCACATTTTCATGGTGGGGTGCATGGTTAGCAAATACTGGTAGGGTGTTTGCCCCTAAGAAATGGTTTGGACCAAATAATGCTCATCTAGATATTAAAGATTTGTACCCTGAACACTGGGAGATTGTGTAATGAATAAGGACTTGTTAGATAAAAATAAATCAGTATACAAACTTGATGGTATTGGACCAATATATTGCATCAATCTAGATGGTCAACCTGAAAGATGGGAGTATATGAAGGACCAGTTTGATTACTGGGAACTCAAAGATGTTACTCGCATATCTGCATATGATGGTAGAGATGATGATCTAAGTGATATTATTAAAGGTAGATACCCTGAAAATATGTCATCTGGTGAGATTGGTTGTACAACCTCTCACCTGAAAGCCATTAAGCATTGGTATGAAACTTCAGACTCACCATATGCTGTTATCATGGAGGATGATTGTAACCTTCAAACAGTAAGGTGTTGGAACTTTACATGGAAAGACTTTTATGCTAAGGTTCCTTATGATTGGGATGTTGTTCAGATCGCAATCATTTGTACTGGAGATCTTCATGTTAGAATTCATAAAAGATTTGTCAATGAATTCTCTACTGCATGTTATATTATAACCAGGCACCATGCTCAGAAGTTAATTAATCTTCATTGCAGAGGTGACAAATATAAACTTGATAATGGCGTGAGACCTAGACCTGTTGCTGATGATTTGATTTACAATTCAGGCAACACTTACTCACTTCCATTGTTCCTTTATAGGATTGAATTAGGATCATCAATTCATCCTGAACACATTGATGCTTTCCATCGTGGAAATTATGATTCACAGTTAAACTACTGGTCTAATATGGGAGCACAAATGAATATTGATGACCTTATGAATTTTGATCCTTATTTGGGGAGAGTAGTGGAAACCTCACAAAAATCTGAGTAATTGACAAATCTTAGGTTTCCTGCTAGTATAAATACTTAACCTTTTGTCATAATTTAGACAAAGGTAACGGGGAGTTGTCGATTCCCCTTTCATCTGCGGGTATCCATTCCGCAAGTAAAACAAACGAGGTAAAAACAAATGTTCAAATCTGTATTCGCGGCTACTGCTGCTCTGTCAATGTCCGCAGGCGCTGCCCTTGCAGGTCCCTACGTTAATGTGGAAACGAACGCTGGTTGGACTGGTGATGATTACACTGGGGCAACTACAGACATCCACGTAGGCTACGAAGGAGAAATTGGTGCTGCTTCCTACTATGTCCAGGCTGGTCCAGCGATTGTTGCTGTTGACGGTGAAGACACTGAGACTGAGTTCTCTGGTAAAGTAGGTCTGGGAGTCCCTGTTTCAGATGCACTCAGTGCATATGGTGAAGTTTCTTTCCTGACTGCTGAAGATGATGATGACTTTGGTGTTGGTGGTAAGCTGGGTCTGAAGTACAACTTCTGATTGTAGAGTAGACATATAAACATCTAGGTGTTATAATGGGGTGCGACGGCACCCCTTTTTAATGCTCAAAAGGATTCTACTATCTCCTGCCACTCACTTTAATATTTTGATTGTGGGCACTCTTTGTTTCATTGGATATGTCCATAACCACTATCATCATCAAATTGAAGAGGACGTCCATGGTTATGTGAGAAAATTTTGTGAGAAGAATCCTGAGAAATGTCAGGATATCCTTGAAGGAGATGACTATTGAGTATAAACCACTACATCATCCCCCTTGACAGGGGGATTTTTTTTATATATAATATGTAAAGAATTATAACACATTGTAAAATGACTGTTACAACTAATGAGTTTGGACAACAGAATATGTTTGCCAAAGAGCCTCAGATGTATGTGTCAAAGACAGATGCTGAGCGCTATGGATATGAGACCTATGCAGAGAGGGCAGAGAAATTGAATGGACGTACTGCTATGCTTGGATTTGTTGCTGCTCTTGTCAGCTATACTTTTAGTGGTAGTGTATTTTTCTTTGGTGCCTTTGGATTCTGATGACTGAAGTTATTTGGACCACAACCACAATTGCATTCCTAGTTCTGCTAGGATACTCTGTACAACAACTTGCTGAGACTTACTGATGATTGAACTTTTGACGCAGACTGAGTTTTCTTGGGCTGCAAATCATACTATTGTTGAGTTTCTTGCAGGATATGTCTTTGCTGCTGCTCTTATTATTGGAGCACCAGCAATCTTCTTCCTGCTTGCCTTCATGTCAGCCCTTCAAAATACAAAGGGACGCATGGTAGGTTACAAAGATCACAAGACTTACGGAGATTCCTCAATCTACGAAAATACACCCAGTGATCAGTTCAACTACACCCTACAAGTTAGCGGAAATAATTCGTGATACTTACCCAAATTTATTTTATTTAAAGGAGAAAAAACAATGTTTAACGAAAAATCAGAAAGACTTAATGGATGGGCAGCAATGATTGGCGTCATTGCAGCGATTGGCAGCTATGCCACCACAGGACAAATCATTCCAGGTATCTGGTGATGGGATTTGTAGCAGCTGCATTGCTGTTGCTAATTCCTATTGCTGCAGCAGCGAGAAGATCATGAGTTTAGAATGGGGACAAGCAATTATTTTTTTCTTGACACCTTTATTCTTTATGTTACTTTTGATTGAAACTGATGATGATGACAATGGACCAGACTCAGGTTTAATGCAACCAGTATATCAAGGGACCAATTAGGTCCCTTTTTTTCTAAATAGAATTATCTTTGCTGGGGACTCATGCCTGAAGAAGTTAAAAAGGAAAAACCAAAAGGTCCATTAGGAAAGTTGAAAGAAAAAGTTGAGGATGCTGATGAACAGTTGGCAGTTCTCAGCACATTAGTAAGATTAGGTATTTTAATTTGGTCTGGTGGTATTCTTACTCTTAACTATGTGACCATTCCTGGATTACCACAGCAAAAAATCGATCCAACTTTTATCGCCAGTGTCTTTACCGGTGTTTTAGCCACATTTGGGGTTCAAACAGCAAAAAAATCAGGTGATGGCACTATGAAAATGAATGGTGCTGCAGCATCTGGTGCAGTAACAAAAGCAGACATGGAAAAATTGATTGAGAAAGCAACTCAAGCAGCACCTGCTCAGATAATTCGCATAGAGCAAGCACCTTTAAGCATCACAACATCACCTGCAAAGAGTGATGAATCATACAAAATGTGAGTTAGGAAACTAACACAATTGATGAGTAATTTTACGCAACTGACTTATAGATAGTGTAGTTGCGTAAACTTTATGAAGTTTATTTTTGCATTCATTGCTACATTATTTCTTGCTGCTCCAGCATGGGCAGTAGATGTTCAAATGGGATCAAATGGTAATCTAGTTTTTGATCCAGCAGAAGTAACAATATCAGCAGGTGAATCAGTTCATTTTGTTAATAACATGCTACCACCACACAATGTGGTTGTAGAAGATCATGATGAATTAAGTCATGAAGCCCTGGCAATGTTGCCTGGAGAGGAGTTTGACGTTGCATTCCCAGATCCAGGTGACTATACTTATTGGTGTGGACCACATAAGGGAGCAGGTATGATTGGAACTGTGCATGTAGAATGATGAAAAAATTCAATGAGGTTACACTTAACATTACTGTAGCGATCATTGATTTCTTGTATCAAGGCAGAGACTATCAAAGATTTTGGGTGCTTGAAGAAATTGCAAGGGCACCTTACTTTGCTTTTCTAAGTGTGCTTCATCTAAGAGAATCCATGGGGTTACGAGGACCAGATCACATTTACTTAATGGAGGAACATTTTGCTCAAACGCTTAACGAAACAGAACATCTGGAGTATATGGAATCTAGGGGCGGTAATGCTTATTGGGTGGATCGCTTTTTCGCCAGACACCTTGTACTTGTCTACTATTGGATCAACGTGGTTTATTATTGGGTGGCTCCTAGGGCTGCTTATGACCTCTCATATGGAGTAGAATTACACGCTGCTGAGACTTATAATAAATTCTTGTATGATCATGAAGATAAACGTATTGAAGAAATTATGCAAGATGAATTAAATCATGCTGAGGAGTTGCACAATGCAATGGAGATGATCAAATGAGTGCTTTGTTTGTATTTGCTTTCATAATGTTGCTAATCACTGGCATGGAATTAACATGGCCAATAAAATATAGAGGTAACTAATGAAAGTAGGGATTATTGGATTAGGAAGAATGGGTGAGGGTATGTCTCGCCGTATGATGAAAGCAGGTATTGAAACCTGGGGATATAGAAGGAACTATGATAAAGCACAAGAGGCTTTTGAAAAGGGATATGTGGATGGTGTCACTGTAGATATTGCAACTCTCTGTGCAACTGTCAAAGAATCTGCACCAGGCATTTTTATGATGGTGGTGCCAGCAGAAACAGTAGAGGAGACACTCAATGAGCTTTTACAGTATTGTAGTGAGGGTGATATTATTATTGATCATGGCAATTCTAACTTTAAGGATTCCAGGAGAAGGGCACAACGCCTTGAGAAATTGGGCATCCAGTATATTGATTGTGGTACTAGTGGTGGTGTTTATGGTCTTGAGCGTGGATATTGTCTTATGGTTGGTGGTTCAAATACAGCAGTATCCATTGCTTCACCAATCTTCAGAGCACTTGCACCAGGGATTTCAGCTGCACCCCGCACAGACACATTCACTCGTGCAACCAGTGCTGAATATGGTTGGTTGCATTGTGGAGGACCAGGGGCTGGGCATTTTGTAAAGATGGTCCATAATGGAGTGGAGTATGGAATCATGCAAGCTTATGCAGAGGGTTTCAATTTACTTCATGAAGCTAATGCAGGAAGAATATATGTTGCTGAAGGTGATGCAGAAGTAGCTCCAATGGAGCACCCTGAAGATTATTGTTATGACATTGACACTGTTGAAGTTGCTGAGTTATGGCGTCGTGGTTCTGTTATTGGCAGTTGGTTGCTTGACCTTACTGCTGATGTACTAAGACATGATCATGATGATCTTAAAAAATTTGATGGAGGTGTCAGTGATAGTGGTGAGGGTCGTTGGACTCTTCATGCTGCTGTGGATCTTGGTGTACCCACACCTGTTATATCTGCAGCCTTATTTGAAAGATTCAATTCAAGAAAATTAGGACAATATGCCAATAGAGTATTGAATGGTATGCGTTATATGTTTGGTGGTCATCATGTTCGCTGATGTTCTTAAATGGATCGCGATACCCTTTGTATTATCCACAATATATTTCGGGTTACGAAAAGGTGAGAATGTATACTACGAATCAGACAAGTACGATGGAAATGGAACAGCCCACTAAAACCCTAGTCATCTTTGGGGCAACTGGTGACCTGTGTAAGAGAAAACTAATACCTGCTCTCAATAATCTTTTTCAAAAAAAATTACTGCCTGAGAGTTACAAGATTATTGGTGCAGCACGCAGAGAGCATACAAGACAATCGTGGTTGGAAAGTCTTGGAGCATATTATGAAGCAGGTTTATCACTTAAGATGGACTATCATCAATGTGACTTATCTGATGTTGACTCCCTTAGATCAATACCAATCACAGATGACATGACTTTCTTTCTCTCTGTCCCACCAGAGAGGTATGGTGATGCAATAGTTAATCTTAAAGCAGCAGGACTATTAGATGACCCAGAAAGATCACGTGTGGTTATTGAAAAACCCTTTGGGTACGATCTTGAATCTGCTAATCATTTACAGTCAGTGGTGGCTGGATGTTTACGCGAAAAACAAGTATATCGCATTGACCATTATCTTGGTAAAGATACTGTTAATAATATTCTTGCCACTCGTTTTAGCAATACATTATTGGAACCACTTTGGAACAGGAATTACATAGAAGAGGTTCAGATTTTTGCAACTGAGACAATTGGTTGTGAAGGTAGGTCTCAATATTATGATACTGCTGGTGCAGTAAGAGATATGTTGCAGAATCACATGCTTCAGATTCTTTCATTGATTGCCATGGAAGCACCTTGCAGGAATGATGCCAAAGAGATTAGAAGAGAAAAAGTTAAAGTATTAGCAGCAACTTCGCTTGGGGAGGATCTTATCTGTGGACAATACGAAGGTTACAAATCTGAAGAGGGTGTTGATCCTAGGAGTAACACTCCTACCTATGTTGCTGGTACTTTACGCGTCAATAACTGGCGTTGGAAGGGAGTTCCTTTTCGTTTTATGACTGGCAAGAAAATGCCTTATTCTTGCACAGAAGTTGTTATTAAATTAAAAGAACCACCATTAAATTTATTCAATGGTCATGAATTTAATGACAGAATTGTTATTAGACTTCAACCTAATCCTCATCTTGATATAAGAATTGATATGAAGGCACCAGGTCTTAATGATGCTGTAGAAACAGCAACACTTACTCATCCTTATCCACAAGGTGCTGTAGATGGATATGAAAAACTTTTCTATGATGCCATGAATGGTGATCAGTCACACTTTGTCCATGCTGAGGAAGTATTGGAATCATGGAGAATTGTTGATGATTTATTATGTGTAGGTGAAAATTGTCCTATCAGAACTACTCCTTTCATTTACAAAGGAGGGTGGGGACCACAACACAAAGTAGATTTCATAACAAAATGGGATTATCCAGCATAGCACACAAGGCAGCACACTTTGCTGCTTCTACACTTAATAATCCATTAGGAATAGGAACATTAGGTATGTTATTAGTGTTTGTTCCTATTATTGGTATGCATCTAGTACATAAGTATGGATGGGAACATTGGGAACCATTTGGAAAGAATCACTAATGGAACTATTCCTTCGTCCTCTTGCTGATGTAAATGATGTAACCTGGAGTATTGTTTGGTGTCTAATAATACTCTTAGCAGGAGTTTTCTATGTGATCGTCTATATATTAGGAATTGATGAGAGAGAAAATGGGAGCAATGACACCCCCGAACAGGAAGAGTTGTTACAACTTCAGAGTAGTGGAGATAAATCGTGTTCTTGATGGCGATACTATTGATGTCACCATTGATCTTGGGTTTGACTTATTCAAGAAAGAAAGAGTTAGAGTTGCAGGCGTTGATACGCCAGAGAAAAGAACGAGAGACCTAGAGGAGAAAGCCCTTGGAATTGACGCAACCAACTGGCTCAAAGAAAAACTGGAAGGGGCGTTGGCTGGTGACGATGATCTTGTTATCCGTACTGAACTTGTTGGCGGGGTTGGCAAGTATGGCCGTCTTCTTGGGTGGTTATACCTTGGGGACGCAGCATTGTCCCTCAACGAAGCAATGATTGAAGAAGGATATGCCTGGGCATATGATGGTGGCACCAAACAAAAGAACTTTGAAGAGTTGAGAGAGATACGTAGATCATTTGGTACTTTAAGTGAGTGATGGACACCAAACATCAGGTCATAAATCTGATAAAGATTGTCATTCTATTTCAGTTAGGTATAGTTGGTACAACTATAGTTGGATGCTTTCTTCCTATGGTCAATAAATGTGACCCTGATACTAAACAACATATTGCCAATATGATGACTGTTATAACTACTTCTACATTCGCATTATACGCTGCTGAAAAATGAGACGAGAAATGTTAGAGGCTCTCAAGGCACTTGCTATTGGGAACATCAAGAAAGCAAAAATG